AGAAATAATATTTTCATATTCATATTCTGCATACAAAATTTCTGCAACTTGCTCTGAAGAATTAATTTCAATTAGAACATATGCTTCATTGTATTCTTTACCTACTCTGTAAATTACTGATGGATACAAAAGTGGGCTGATTTGATTGTTTCTGTACTTACCCACAATTCTGTATGGCATTTTAGTTATGTCTAATATTTGAAATGCTGAATAGTCACCGCCTACACCTTTCGCAGTGTCTGCTACAATACAATATGCATGATCTTTTTCAACGTTTTCGTATATATCTAGTCCATCTTTTTGATAGAGAATAGGGCTAGCAGACATTTGTGCAATAGAATCGGAAGCAATGAGTGTGAGACTAGAACCTAAGAAATTACATAACACTTCTTGATTGAACTTCAATTCGCCTAGCAATCTTCTTTGTTCAGATGCCCATTTTTCATCGCGACCAGGAATTTCCCAATAAGGAATAAATAAATTGACAAATCCATTTCTATCATTATCGGCATCATTCCAGAACTTCCAGAAATGGTTGTATCCTAGTGGAGTAGAACTTAACAGAATCTTTGTTGTTTCACCAGCAGAAATTGTTGGATAAACTGAAGTAAAGAATTGCTCTGCTATATTGTTTGGTATGATAGCAGCCTCGTCAACATACAGCAAATTAACTGACTTACCACGAATACCTGATGCGCTTGTTGCTGCTGTGAATACAATTGATCCATTTTCTAAAGCAATGTCACCTTTGTTCCATGTAGTGACACCTTGCTGAAGCCATGCAGGAAGATTCTCGTACATGATCTGATAACGATATAAAACTTCTCTTGCAGCCGTTGCTTTGTTAGCTAGAATTGCTACAGTCTTGCTTCCTTGAAATAAAGTATACCAAAGAATGTATGCTGCTGAAGTTGTTGTTTTGCCTTGTTGGCGCCCCTCCATAAGAATGACTTTACGATTCTCATGGATAATCTTTACTTTGTTCTTTTGACAATCATAGAGTTTAAATGGCTGAAGCCCGTAATCTAGTGTGACAATCTTACAATAATTTTCAATAAAGTATATTGGATCGTCAGCACATTTAACGTATTCTTCAATTTCTTCTTTAGTGAAATTCAGTAATACGCCAGATGCTTTTAAATTAGAATTTCCTAAGTAGGATTTCGGTGTCATCTCTTGCCAATTATTTTCTGTAGTTCTGCTGTGCTACCAACAAACAATGCATTCGTTATATGCTGACTTGATGGTTGTTGTGATGAGTCATCTTTTTTAGATTTTAAATCTTTTACTTTTTTGCCTAAGTCTAATAAATCTTTATTTGTATCTGACAATGTTTTAATTAGCTGACCAACAACTTCATATGCTCTTGGTGATTCACCTTCTTTTGCTAAGAAGATAATATTTTCCATAGCAACTTTACCTTGCTCAATGAACAGTTTCAAATTTTGTCGTGCGTATTCATAATCGGCATCAATTGATTCATCATTTGGTGTACCACTTAGAACATCACTATTTAATTGTTTCATTACAGGTAATTCTTGTTCTATAATTTTACCCTGCACATCAAATATCTCATTCAACTTATCATCAACTGTTTTCTTCATTATGCCGTATATCCATTGTTATTAGTTTGAGATTCAGTCGTTTCAAACTCAGAGTTTCCAGTAAATGTTTGAGTAGATATGATCGCTTTGTTAATTGCAGAATTGTCATCAATAAAATTAATATCTTCTCTAACGATATATTTGAACTTCTTGATTGGTCCAAATAAATATCCTTTGACTGTGAAATCTAATTGATACGTTTGAATTCTGCGAGAATCCATATCTCCTTCGTATGTGTCTGATGAAGTTACTGTGTTTAACTCAATTGGAATATCCATGTTAAGAGATAAATCTGGAATCATCTTCATTGTCACAGTAAAGTCTGGAGTAAAGAATGGCACAATCTGTTCTACAATTTGTGTACCATCTTCAGTGTTTCTAAAAAGTGCATGTAGCGAAAAACTAAAGTCATATGGCACAGGTGTATGCATAAAGTTGAAATCTAATCCTCCTGTGTTTACACCTCTAGATATTTTATGTGCGCTGTTTAATTTGCGTTGAGGCGCATATGACATGCCAGTAAACTCAAATCCAAGTCTTGGTAAAGTAGTAGAAATATTGCGATCCAAATCAGGATCGCTAGTGACTCTTTGAATAAACTTTTGTTTTGGTCCATATTCAATTGGAACATTGACAGTTTGAAGTTTGATTCCCGCAGAATCATATCTGTCAACTTGAATTTCGTTAAACAAATTACCAAACATGATTACGTAACGTCTTAGCGTTCCGTGATAGAAGTCGTGTCCGAACATCATATTAGAAAGTCCTTGTCAATGAGAATGGATTTTGTTCTGAGAAATCTAGAATATCATCGTCAATAATTTTCTGACCAATCTCTTCATTATCTGCTGAAATCTCTGCTGCGACAACAACGTCGGCTTCGTTGACAATGAATGTGCCATCTTCAAGCAATAATAAGAATGCATCTTCGTCAAGTAATTTTTCACTATTAGTAGTTGACAAACTGTATTTATCTTCAATTCCATCAACTTCGGCAATGTCAGTATTAATACGTTCGCTAGAGTATTCAAGTTTGTCACAACGTAGTTCGTATGTGTATAGTTTGCCTAATTGGAAGAAGTTCTCAATATTTTGAGTAAATTTAATTTCATACATAGCCTTAAGCATAGAAATCCAAATTAGATCACCTTCTCTCGGTCTCACAATGGTTTCGTAATCATACTCTGAAACATCATTTCTGTTGCTTAATAATTCATCTCCATCTTCAGTCAACATATTATATGAGTATTCTGTGATTATAGATGTTTTTAGCGATTGTGTGAATCGTTTTTGTGAAACAACAAATGTGACAGATTCATCAACCTGAAGACCAAACTTTGCCATAAAGTCTTCTTGCCCCTGAAAGCCGTCAAAACTTTTGATGTAAAATTCCATTTCAAGTGCATCATCAAAAAGCATAGATGCATCTTCGCCATAAATCTTATCTAAATTTACGTGTGTTCGTGGTAAGTAATAACCATCTACACCATAAATCTTGATAGATTCTATAATTAAATCTTCAACAAGACTTTGTTCCTGCTTAACAGGTGTGTATTGATTAAAATAACGATTGCGTGCCATTGTGATTAGCCTAGCATATCAGTAACTGGTAAAGAATACGTGCTAATGACTTCTGCTTCTAATGATTGAATTTCGTCTGTAGCTTCATCCCAGATTTTTTGTCCGTTGAATGTAATACCACCTGGCATAGAAAGTCCTTCAAACTTTTTAAGGTTTTCACCCCATTGCTTTTTGATTTGTGCAGTACAATACTTTTGCAAGAATCTGTCGTTGTATACATCTGTGAATGTGTCAGGATCAATCTTTTGATATCCTTCAATGATAATGAATTCGCCGACAGTTATTTTTGTGTCCCAAGACATGTCAATGTAAACTCTGTTGATGTGACGATTGAATCTGAGAGATTGTTTACCGACAAACAATTCTTCTGCCATTGCAACGTTTTGAAATGCCATGTAATATGGCGCAAACGGACCAGTGTTGAATGAGTACAAATCATTCAAAGAAATCTGATATCTCAAATTGAAAAGATTGTTTGTAGAATAGCTGTCACCAATGTCAAAGATGTTCATCACACCAATGACTGCATCTGGTACTGTGATGTATTTGTTTGTTTTATCTTCTTGCGTGACTGCGTGTGCTAGATAGACTTTTTCTGTTGCGTCATAGTGATAGTCGTAGTAATATTGAAATGCAATTTCAATGCAGTCTTCAACTTGATCGCTATCTACATTTATCTCTAAGAGAGGCGCACCTAGTCTTCTAAGGCAGAATTGTTTGAATTCTTCTCTTGATGCTGGTTTGCTTGTGCTCATTTACTTATGCCCCTTAATGAATTTCATCTTCTATTTATAATAAGGGAGAAAATAAAAAACCCGCTGATGAGGCGGGCTTTGTTATAAAATAAAAGACAATTTATAAGATTGTGTTTTTAGGGAAATCAACACCCATATTCTTTCTGATTTCAGTTGCCGATATTGCATGAGTAGCATCATCAAACACTTCTTGCTCAATTTTATATCCCACATCTCTGCCATATGTGATGTTCGTCACGTTAGGCACAAGCTGAATTTCGTATTGACCTTGATACAGAGGGTCTAGATCACGTTTGATTATGTCTTTGACTTGATCTGCGGCAAACGGATTAGACCCATTCCAACCTTGACAATCCCTGATTTGAATGACAACTTGACCAGTCTTCACAATAGCCCTGTCAAACAATGCTCTGTGACCTGGATGCCACGGTTGCCAACGGCCTAGCATCTGCACGGTTTCTCGTTTCCAATCAAAAACAGGCCTGCGCCTGTCGGCAAGGATGTGCTGACCAATAAACTCCGCCCATTTTTCACAATTTTGTTCTGTAACACGAAAATCATAATGTCCAGGAGGAATAAATGCTTTATTGGTGTCATCGTATCGACCTTCTTTTATAGTATCGACCCAGATAGTCCAATCTGCTTTGAAGTTGTTACGCATTTCTACTAATGGTGCAACAAAATCACAGATAACAAATTCACCTGTAGATTCTAAGGCAAACTGAAACATACGTAAACTTTGACGAATGCGGCCTTCTTTACTAAAGTCCCAATCGTTAAATTTTTTGCGTACATCATCCGCATTAAACCAATCTACACTTACTTTAAATAAATTAGGACCTGGAAAACTTTCATATGCACGTTGAGGGTTAACTTTCATTAAATCCCCGTTGTCCTCAAGATATTGCTTAAGTTCTTTAGCAAGAAATGTTTTGCCCGAACCAGGCAATCCCATAATTAGAATTTTTTTCATAATATAGACCGTTAGTTTTTATGTATTGTCTTCGTCAACGGGCCAAATAGCTTCAGCAAGTTTTGCTTCTCCCGTGGCAATTGCTGCAATAAGATCGGCAATATCTTCGCCTGAATTGACAATTTCTGTGTCAGCAACAACCAATTTTAAATGTCCAACATTTCTTTCAATGTTACCTTTATTGTTTTTGTTTGGTGATGCACCAGCAGTTAATTTTTCAATTTCGTCTGTGATGACCCAAACACTGTCTCTGGCTGATCTAATAGTGCCTTGAATTTGTGCAAGTGTTTTTGGTGTATTTTCCATTTTATTGTCCTATAAGTTTTGTGTTATCCTCATTTGAGGAAGGATTTACATCAGCCGAAGATTCATTTGGTGTGAAATCTTCAACTTTTTCTGAGTAATCTTCATGTGCATTTCTCCAAAATTCAGCTCCTTGACAATTTTCATATATAGACTCGGGCAATACTTCTTTTGGATCCTTAGAAATCTTTTCTAAATTATCCCGAACATCATGCATATCCGAAAGACCATATACTGCCGCATCATTTTCTTTATGTATATTTTCTATCTTTGAGAAATCATGTTCAAAATATTCTTCATCTAAGAATTCATAAATTTTACGCATCGTTTCTTTTGGGTCATTCATTAAGTCATCATACTCAATAAAGTGAAGTTGTTTTTGTCTGCCGTCCATCATAGCTTGTTGAATACCGCCATAACTTTGTCCAACAATGCCATTAGGTCCTGATAGAAGTTGACACCTATTTTCATCATTCAGTGGTATATTATTTTTAATCAACATCTCATCAATGAAA